GGGGACAAAGTGACATCTTTAATCAGAGCTTGTTCAGGCCGAGAATAGAAAAGCCGCTTGTAATCAGTCTCGGCAGTATGAACTACATACGGAGTTTCACCATAAATCGCCATTAATCTTCACCTCCTCCTTATTCTTTTTCGCCTGCGAATTTTCGCATTTTGGCTAACCATTTGTCATTCTCTTCGGAAAGGCCTTCTGAAGCAGCTTCTTTTTGATTAAAAGAAGTACCAAGCACTGTCTCAGTAACTCCGGAATCGACCCAATCCTTAATCTCAGCATCAACCGCAATAGAAAAAGTCTCTACATCAAGCTCACCTTCTTTAATGAACTTGCCGTAAGAAACAAGACTTTTTACTTTGTCGTGAAGACGTTTAGGAACAGTAGATTCAGCCAGCTTATCATTAAAAATCTGATCGGCATCGGCTTTCATCTCCTTTTCTTTCCTAATTTCTTCATTCTTGGCAAACTTAAGGATTTGCTCATTGGCTGAAGTAAGTTCGGTAGCAAGGGTTTTAACTTCCTCAACAAACTTACTCTCTACTTCGGATTTCACTTTTTCAGCAATTTCTTTTTCGATTGCAACCTTGGTCTCATCCATTAGTTTCTGATAACCTTCAGGATCTTCGGCTTTCAATTTTTCCAAATACGTCATTTTGATTTCCACCTCCTTTTCTTTATTAGACTCAATAAGTTTAACTTCTATTTGTTCATCGGATTCAGATAAAGCCCTCGACTTGGTATCTGCATCCGCTCCAAATACAACAGCAGATGTTTCTTTATAAACCCATTTAGTCCAAACATAAGCCGGACCTCTAAGTTTATAACCATTCACTTCAACTTCTTCTTTATCACTGATTTGCTTGAGTTCAGTAGGCTTGCCATAAATACTGGCTTCAAAAGGAAAACCTTGTTTTGACAATTCTTTAAATTCTAATGCAGAGGGAGTATCAAGAAACTGAATACTTTTATGAACCAGTTGATTGTTCTCAATCATTGGCTTACCAGAAAAACCAATTTTGGCACTTGTATTATGATCGGATAAAATAGGATAAAATTTCTTATCAGCAGACATACCTTTCAGATCAATGGAAAATTTTCCCCAATACCAATGATCCAAAGGTTTACCAGATAGTCCAACTATATGAACATTCTGATCTTCATCTATTCTAAATTGTGATTCACTGTCAATAAAACTAAATGCTGAATTAGGAACTTTCATAATTCTCTCCTTACTTTTACAATAGAAATATAATTAATATTTGTCAACCTATTTTGATTCCTGTTTCGTTTTTTTCTCTACAGGCTTAACTACTCCTTTTTTACCAGGCTCTATTTTATTTTCTTGAACTGCTTCAGCATCTAAAGTTGGTATCAATTCTGGATACATTTCATCTTCAGTTGCTTGCTCAAGTCGTAATTTTTTATAGCCCCCAAAACCAAGTTTCTTTGCAATTTCAGCATTAGGAATTCCAAGTGTATCATAAACAGAACCATGCTTTACACCAAGATAAGCCCTTGCTCTACTTTCAGCTTCAATTACTTCAGAAACAGGAAATGATATATTTACAAGATTTTCAGGCTTTACTTTCACATTTTCAAAAATTGGTTTCTCATTTTTAAAATCAACAGCTTTTCTTACTTTAAAAAACTCAGGCATTTTTCCAACTTTGTTTTTCAAAAGAAAAATAGCACCATAGAAATCATATTGTAAGAACCGTTCAAAACTAACCACTTCGTCAGAAATTCTATCGGACATAGGCCCCCTACTTGCTTTAACAGAAGCAAATGTGCCTTTCGATTGACCAGTCGATACATCTTCAGGCTCATTCAACCCTGAAGTAATCATGTGCATAATATCAGTATCCCCTTCACTTATCTTTGGTAATTGGGGATTTATCGCCGTTATCTTCATTCCTGGAGGAAGAATTAATGTTCCCCCTGGAGTCTTTTTAGCCATAATTCCTGTTTCTCTTTTTTGTTCTTCTGATAAAGACAACCAAAGACGAAAAGTTTTAGGATCTTCAATATTTACAACCCAAAGATAAGCTCCACTTGACTTCTTATGGTCAATCTCATATTTCTTTAAATTCACATAATAATTTAACCATTCAATAGTTGTTCTAAGATAGGATGTATTTCGAGTAGAAATAAATGATCTATCCCAAGATACAATAAACTTTGACATTCCTTTTAAAGCCTTAAATTTACCTTCAGTAGAACCAAGTAAATTTAATTTTTCTATATTGACTTCTTTCAATAAATTAACGTCATGGGCGATATAAATCGAAGGAATATGATATTCAACACCTTTTATATCTTTTATACAATACATCAAAGGCAAGGTTGTTTTAAAAGGATGAACTACAACCCCACCAGCAACTTCGCTTGAATCTACTAAAGCCGGATCAATAAAATCTACCTCTACAAATCCATTTTGATGTAATGTCAAACAAAGGAAAAGTTCCCCTTCAATCATAGCCCTACCAACAAACTTAGGCCAAAATGTATAAAGTCGATTTCTCCAATCAAATTCAGTTTCATCAATCGCATTTTGAACCTCTGAATTATCCGAAGAAATCTCAAATCCAAATCCTGTTAATCTACCAACTAATCCTCTTACTGAAGTATTGACTTGGGGGTTCTCATGGAATTTATTCCAACATTCAATCTGCAATTCTTTTCTGCTGGCATCGGTTGTTCTCTTTACAGTTCTTTGAAGGGGAAAACCGTCTTCATCCGCACTTTGACTTTCAAGAGAAGCATTATAGTCATACTGCCAAGGTAAAGAAAATGATAAAGAAGCTAATTCTTCATCCGTTAATTTACCTAAAGCTCTAAGAGCAGTATTAAAACTTTCCATTTTGCAAACCCTTCACTAATTTATTTTAAATCTATCTACAAATTCGATAAACAGCATAGAACCATAAAAATAAAAGAATAAACAAAAGCATATTACTTTTTATTTCCTTTTTTCTTCTTGCCATTTTGTTTTTTAGCCCCAGTAACAATTGGATCTGTTTTCTTTTTTCCTGTTGATTTCTTAGCCATTTTTATCCCCCCTTTCAAAGTTTATGGAATTTCTACTTCCGGAACTACTTTTACAGCAAATGACCCCCATACTATTCCATCAGGATAAATAGGATCATAAACTACTAAATATACATTTTTATAATTATTTGCCGCAATATTATTCTCTCCGAGTATCAGATGGACTTCTCCAATAGCATACCCATTTTTATTCCAAAGTATAGAATCTGTTGCTTGATTAGTGGAAGTTATAGTAATAGCACTTCCAAAAGTAACTGTCATTTTAGTTACACCTGATAAATCAACTTCCACATCATTTGCTTTAAGAAGTAATTCAATAACATTATCATGGCTAAGATAAACAATTTCTGTTGACATTTTTTTCTCCTAAATAATTTGAAATTCTCGTTTTATTGTAACACTCTCAAACTCACGAACTGGGGTAATGCTTTCAAATTCTCGAATTGATGTAATACTTTCAATGGTAGGATTCAAGATTGTTTTCAATCTGGCTAAATAAGTTAATCTATCTTCTACTCCTACAAACTCTGTAGCAGTAATCTTTAAAATAGCATCAATAGCTTGAGCAACTACTACATCCTGAATTGTAGTTAATTCAAAAATTGAAGCTCGAAGCTGTTTTAAATAAACACTAATTTCCTCAGAAAGTCCAATGGTCTCTACTATGGTGGAAATAACTAATGGATTGCTAAGGGTAAGATTTTCAGATAAGTCAATTAAATCATTAACCGCAATAATTAACTGAGCAGTCTTAGCCTCTAAATTTTCTGAAATAGCTACAGTATCAAAAAGACTGACTTTAAGCTGTTTAACTACAACTAATGAATCTTCAGATACCGTAATAACTTCTTGAGCAGAAATATTAAGTTGTTTCTGAAATGTAGATAAGTATTCAGACAGATCCGTAGAATCTACAACAGAAATTAGAATCTGTTTAAGGCAGGTTGAAATAGACTCCGCAAGAGTAATAGCCTCAGACGTTTGAAGAGTAAGAGGATTGAGAACAAGAGCAATA